CGAGAGTGAAAGCAGAAGAGATACTGACTAAGGCAGCGGGGCATCTCGCGGATCGTGCCAAGACATACGACCGTCCCCAAGGCGAGAGAAGTATGGAGAAGACAGTGCAGATGTTCAACACACTGTCCGGCACGCAGCTGACGACTGAGCAGGGCTGGCTGTTCATGGTGATCCTGAAGATGGTGCGTTCACAGCAGGGTGACTACAAGGCTGATAACTACGAAGACGGCGCGGCTTACTTTGCGTTGGCTGGGGAGAGAACATAATGAGAAACGACGACAAGATCATGGGTTCGATCTTAGTGTTTGTGTTCTGTGTAATCGTAGTGATCATCATAATGCAACAGCGGGAGATACCCGAGGTGCGTCACGCCATGGAAGCAAGCTACGGCGAGCCGGCCAAGCCGGAGGATCACGGAAGATGAAACACAACGCGCATTACTTTGCTTGGATACTGCACCGCGTCAGGTGCAGGAGGAGTGGGGAATGAGTGACGGACGCAAGTTCAAAATCTTTTACTCGTCGACACACCCTGACCCAGCGAAGGCTGGTAAAGAGTACAAACCACCAAAGGGCAAAATGTTGGTAATGAACAACAGCGGTATTTTTTTCTTGTACGAGAGTGAGCCGTTCTACCCATCAATTAGTCTGCTTCATGAGCAGATCGGGAATTACGATGTTGTGTGGACTAACAAAAAGGAGACGGTCAATCAGCAGTTGCTGGAGGCCATAAAAATTGCAATCGAGTGCTTAGGTCTACACGGTGACGGTTTTGTAGACTTGGGAGCCATGACCGTTTTGCAGGATTTTGAAGCCGCCGTCGCAGCGGCACAGGAGCAGGGGAAATGAGATGACAGACAGAGAATTGCTTGAAGCTGCGGCGAAGGCTGCTGGGTATGAAGTAACGTGGGACGAAAAGCTTGGAGACTTTACTGAAAAAAAGTGGTTTTCGTACACTTGGAACCCGCTCACCTCGGACGAAGATGCATTCAGGCTTATGATGGATTGCACCGTAGTAGTGTGTGTAATGAGTGAATCGGTAAACGCAGCAGCCGCTGATGTAGAACTAAAAGAAATTAAAGAGACTTGTGTAGAGCTATTTAAAGATCACAACAACGACAAACACGCCGCCACCCGTCGAGCAATCGTGCGAGCTGCGGCAGGATAATGACAAATGAAAACAGCAAAAGAGCAGGCACAAAAGTTTATGCACTTGGCGAACAAAAGCCACTGCAAGATAGCCGGTGAAATGAGTCAAAAGATTAAGGACATCATCCTGTCCTATGGGGATCAAATACCGCTTGCGCTTGCCGTTGGGGTGCTTGAAGTGGTCAAAAAAGAAATAATTGAAGATAACGATTAGGGGCAGGGGAAATGAAAATAAAAACGCGAATTATCGGAAACGGAAAGTACATTGAGGTTATTTTGTCAGAAAACGGAGCGAGCATTGATCTCGGAATGATCGGGGAAGCAGAGGCTGCTTGCTTAATAGAATCCCTTGAAGCCGCTGTAGATGAACTAGGGACATTTGTAAGTGATCTCAGAGAGCGAGCCATCGCAGCGGCACAGGTGCAGGGAGGTGAAATGTGAAGCCACAAGCCCAAGCGAGCAAGCCCTGCCCCTACATCGCTACCAGCAGCGAAGGCACGTCATGGTGCAGACTGGCAGCACAGCCACAGGTCAATCAGCAGTTGCTGGAGGCGGGTTTGATTATACGCAGGTTGCTTGATGAAGCTGTTGATGACTTTTACTACGAGACAGACCCAGATGGGCTTATTGAAGAAGCAAGAGCCGCCATTGCAGCGGCACAGGAGGACGCACTTATCTATGGTACTTCGGTAATGAGGGACGGAAAGCACATACCACTTAAAGATTTTTATGCTGTGCCTGAAGCGGCACAGGAGTAACACCGGCAACCCGCTCGCCGGTCTAAGAGCGGGAATTATGGAGATAAAACCCATGAAAGATGAATACGTAATTTTCACTGACTTAACTGCAATACGCATACTGATTGAAATGATCACAGATAAAACAACACCGGACGAGGCGCTGAAGTACACGCAAGCGGTGCTGAACCTTGCACACGCAGAGGCAACACTGGCGAACATGCATAAATAAAACCACGCTGCTAGGGATGGCGGCATTCAGCGCCACAGCGCAGGAACCGAGTATGAGTGATCTTATAAAGTTTGACGGATTGGACGACGCCATCCTTGGCGTAGCGTCGCGCATAGGCAGCGCGGATTTTCTTGTCTATTCTCGCGGGCAGTGCATCGGACTCTTGATGGAGAGTCTCGGGTGTAATTACATGGAAGCGGAAGAGTATTTTGACTTTAACGTCGCCGGAGCCTATGTGGGTGAATCTACCCCTGCCTTTTTAGAGGAATATGAGGGAGAAGAAGAATGAACCGATACCGAACATACTTGGACGAAAAGCCCAAGCCCGTGCCTGAAGATCCTGCTATCAAGATCGCGCAGGACATCAAAGCCTATCTGGCGAAGGGCGGCAAGATAACAGCCGTGCCCACCGGGTACTCAAAGTTCAGCGACGTACCCATGCGCAGCTGGATCAACGAGTCCCGCATGCGCAAGATCAATGAGGGGAAGGTATGAAAGACTACGCATTGGAGATAAAAATAAAAAACAACTATCTCCTGCAGATGATGAAGCGGCGAGACATATTTACTGTTTCTGAGTTATCCCGACAGGTCGGTGTGACTTATACAACTCTCGGCAAACTATTAGGGCTGAAGCTGCCTGCTTACGGTTCCTCCGGTAAGCTGCTGCCCTGCGTAACTAAGCTGTGTGAGTTCTTTGACTGCCTGCCAGAGGATCTGTTTCCAGAGCAGCATCTTCAGGAGAGCCTGCCTATTAATAAAGTGCTCATCGAAGCTAACGCAGAAGATCTAATCCCCCTGTCCATGCGCCTTGCCAGTCAAGACCCACTGGATCTGCTGATACAAGAAGAGGAGGAAGAGCGCACCACGACACTGGTAACAGAGGCCGTGGCTGGGCTCAGATTGAAAGATCGCGTTATCCTTAAGCATCGTTTTGGGCTGGACCGGGATAGCCCTGCAACACTTACGGAGGTTGCAGAACGACTAGCATTTTCACGCGAAAGGGTTCGGCAGATCGAGGCGCGAGGTCTGCGCACCCTGCGGAACCCGAGGCGCGCATTGGGTGCGTTTATGGAGGAGACAAATGGTTAAAACAGTGACGTTTTTGCAGTCGTTCACCACGCTGCCCGATGCCGAAGACTTCCAGAAGAGAATTAAGGGGCCGTCTATCATCATCCACCTCTGGCGCGAGGATGGTAAGGATCTCTTTGCCTTGGTCAGCGCAGACGATGCCAAATGGATAACAGATGAAATTGATCGGGTGGAGGAGATATGAACCAGTCGCGCCTCGAGTCGCTGATTGAGACACTCATCAACACCGCCATTGGCTTTGCGGTGTCGTATGCAGCATGGCCGCTTGTGGCCGTCATGTTTGACATGCACTACAGCGCCGGTCAGCATCTGGGCATAACGCTGGTGTTCACCGTCATCAGCGTTGCCAGAGGCTACGTGGTGCGCCGCTGGTTCAACGCAGGGCTACACCGAGCAGCCGTCCGGTTGGCGAAGAGGTTTGACCAATAGCCCCACGGTCAACCGAACGGGAACAGCTGCCGGTACATCTCATTGGCGGCAAGCTGTGGAGGAGGCGACACCTGTCCACCTGCTGGAGCAGCCGGCATGTCTATACCCGGTACGCCTCTGACAGGCACTGATGGCGGCTGAACGAACGCCTGCGGGGGAACGGCTGCAGGGGGCGGGGCTCCATCTTCTGTAAGCGCATTTTGTTGCAGAGCATTGTTAATAGCTGTTGGTATTGGGGCGAAACCTGAAATTGCAAATTGACTTATGATTCGCTGCAAGGTTCCTGAATTTGAGGGATTGCTCAAATCTACTTTTGACAGCAGGGCTGACAACAGTTCTGGGTTTCTAGTGGCGTCTTTCAACAGTTGTTCAATCATTGCATTTGGGGCGTTTTCAAAAAAGTTTTGTGATGCTCTTGAGCCAGCTCCCGCAGCAATTAACGCCCCAGCACCAGAACCCAACGCTGCACCAGCTCTGGCACCAAAAACCCGAGCAGCTAAATTTCTAATAACGCTGGGTTCCTTGCCAACAACTTGATCCAGCTCTAACCCGTTGGCTAAACCCTCTTCGATTCTGCGCAAAGGGAGTATTAATCGTTTTAAATCGTTTGCCTCGCGAGCGGTAATTAGTTGAGACGACCGCATGATTGACATTATCGAGGGTTTGCCAAGAGATATCGGACTATGTAAAGCATCATAATAAGCGGTGGGGCTAAAGGTGCCATCCAACCCACCTGCAGCTGCGTAAGCATAATCGTACAACGATGCTTTTAAACCGTTCGCCGCAGCCCCACCATCAGGCGCGTTAGCTGCAAGCGTTATTAATCTGCGCATACTACGGGTGGGGTTTTTGCTACCTAAAGCGTCTGCAATAACCGCCGTAGGGCTTTCTCTACCAAGCAACATTGCAAAAGCAGCTTGATCTTTAACACCCTTATTAAACGCACTGTTTTGATCCATAACCATGCGAAGCGTTGTTTCTGCGGTATTTGCGTTTTTTAAATCGTCTAATAACCCAACATCTTTTAATACAGTTTCGTTCTCTGTTATAAAATTATCAAGTTGGTTGCGATTTAAACGAACACCGTTGGGGGCATCCACGTCTGTCACAAACGATTTGTTTGCGCCTAACAACAACCATTGTCGCTGCGCATCGCCCACAGACGCTAAGCCGTCTCGCGAAGCTTGAGCGTAAGGTGCTAGTTCTACAACACGGGGGTCGTTAGGGCCAAGATCTGCTAAAAGCTGTTGATACCGGGTGTTTAAAGAACCCGTAGCGTCGAGCACAGATTGCATGCGTGAAGCCGTGATATCGTTGTTAGACCCGAACACTTTGGCAACAAGAACCTCTGGCGTAAACCTTTCGGCTCCGCTGCGCGAAGTTGCGTTTATGTCAGCAACATACGTGCGGGTAAAAAAGTTATTAAGTTCTGCGGAATAATTACGCGCAGTGTTGTAGGCTGGAAGAGCGAGCGTATCTAAGTCTTTTAATATACTCTCTGCCATTTCCCCGTAAATGCGAGCCGCTTGCACGTCATTTGGCGCTGCGTTCCTAGCCAAAGCTAAAAGATCACCCCTCGCCCTTATTGCTTCTCGCACCGTTATGGTTTCAGCTCCCGTTGCAGTTGCCGAACCAGTGCTTCTTCCAAGCTCATATGCAGCAATGTTTTCCTTTTCAATTCCAAATCTTTTTAAAATTGCTTCAGCCGTTGAGTAGCCCTGCATACCCTTTAAATATTCAGGACTCACGCTTGTTACGGCATCTAACAACCCGCGATTGGCATTTTCAATTGTGAGATTGCGCGGGATGATTTCTCCTGACGAGGTTCTGGTAATAGAATCCGCTTCGGCCTGCTGCCACAACGCTTGTTCGTAGTCGCGGGCATCTTTTAGGGATCTTTCTGTTTCTTCTTTTATGATTTCACCGACACGCTGCCGTGTTGCAGGTGTATCAACTAAAATTCTACGAATACGCACAGCCGCGTCTTGTTCAGCAATTGCGCGCCTATTAGTTAAAAGGTTGGAAAAAACTTGCCTTTCCATCAACGCCGCTGTTCGTAACGCTTCGGGATCTCCGGTTCTGCGATACGCGCTTATAAGATTTTCGTAAGCGTCGAATGCATCTCTTGCCTGCTCAGCTATTTGCGACCCATATCTTCGATTTGTTCTCGCAAGCGTGTTTTCTAAAGCCGTTAACGCCATAGATCCTGTTTTCATACCCGCACTTGGTGTTGGCACTCCTTCAGGCAACGGTGCATTTAACCGTTCAATTAACTTAGCAGGATCTTCCCCTGTTTCAAGCAATATGCTTTCTAAGTACTTGATAGCGTCGTTTTCTCTAGCCGTGTCACCAAGTCTATTTTTAGCGAGGGGTATTAATGAACCTAAACCTTGTGCTCCCGATACCAAAAGCTGTGTTGGATTGACAACCCCCGCTACTATTTCCGAGCTAAGCCGCAGACCAATATTGTCAGGATCGTAAGCAACGGAGCTGCCTCCTGCGACCCCCGCGCTTGTACCCACAGTAAACTCTTTAAAAAGCGTAGCTTTTGGCTGCTGGCGCGCTGTTGTTGCAGTGGTATTTATAAAGTTTGCAACACGGCCTCCAACCAATGTTGGAACACCGAAAATAATTGGTGCTGACGCTATTGTTGAACCAAACGTAAATCCGCCTTCATAGTATGGAAGCAGCTCTGGATTCTTATAATACTGTTCGGGTACAACCGTCCTTTTTAATAGGTCGTCAATAAAAGTAGAACCCGCTATTCCCGCGCCAAAACCTACTAGCCCGCCTGCACCAATAACATATGGGTTTTTAGAAACAGCAGCTGCCGCCTGCATACCCCCAACAGTAGATCCCGCAATAGTTAGACCCGTGGCCGCACCAACCCCCGTCCCTGTAATAGCCGCATCTCGCCGATCAGCAGCGGTTATTCTTTGCTCCGTAGGGTTTTGAAGCAGATCCAAAATTGGCGAAACCGGAGCGGGTGAGGCCGAAGCGGGAGCAGCAGGTGTTTGAAGAAGATCTGCAATTGGTGAAGGCTGCGCCATGTTATAGTGCTCCGGGAGGGGCGAATCGATTTTTCATTTCTTCAGTAACTTGATAAACACCCTGATTACCACCGCCCTCTGTCGTGTAGCGAATTCCAAATGGGGTGCCGACAGGATTATTTAAAATTATTTGTTTTAATCGAGGATCATTGCCATTTTGTGCGTTTAACGGAACGCCAACAAGCACTCTTGTTTCATGTATCACGTTTAATCTTTCCATCGCTTTTCTTTGATCAGCTACAGTTTGATTTCTATCGTTGTAAATTGCTAAATTTTGAGATTGTAATTGTTGCAAACGATCATCTAACGCATACACTCTTTCTCGATATGCGTCAGGCGTATCAATGACTGCAAGTGCTGCGTCTATGTCATTTAACAGTTGCTCTCGTTCTCTATTTCCAAATTCAGCTGTTCCGGCTTGAAAAGCCGTAACAACAAAGTTTTTAGCAGCTTCAACATACGCTTTTTTATTGGCGATCTCAGGCGCATCGTCTGTGCTCAAAAGATTAAAAACAGGTGTGCTAAACAACAACCCTTTAAATGCGTTAAGCGGTCCCGTAGCATCGGCAATATTAAATAACGATCGTGATTCCGGTATATTGTAGTTATCTTCAATGGGTCGAACGCTTAAAGCAGAACGCACCTCGGGTGATATGCTGTTTTGATTCAAACTTGGCGCAGGCTCAGATGTTAAGTTTCTAGAGCTTGTTTGATCACCAAAACGCCCCACCTGATCTATGGCTTCTCGAACCAGCGGCGGCAACCCACCGGGCCTTAATACAATATTTCCAGTAAGAGGATCAGTATGCTGCGACGGTGTTAACAAATACTGTGCAGCACTTTCAAATGCCGATACTTCTTCAGGACTTAAAGTACCGTCTCGATACGCTTGATGATTGTTTGTTACTATCGACAATGCACGACCTTGTATTCCACTTCCAAAAATATTACTGTCTGTTGTTGTTGACGTAGCAATTTTGCCAACAAGGTCGCGTCGATCTTGGTCCAATTTTAAATTTGCTTCTTGAACTGATTGTATGTCTTTTTCAGCGGCTTGCAGAGCCGCTAATCGCACAGCTTGTGCCTGCTGCTGCTGCGCAGCGGAACGTGCGCCCATTTGTCCGGGCACTGCAGAAAACGCTGCTCCCAAGCGTGAGGCAGCTGAACCGCGCAAAGGCTGCCCCTGTGGACCAACATTACCTGCGTAACCCAACGCTGCCTGTGCAATATCAAACAACATACCACTTTGCATGTCTTGTTTATTGGTGCCTCCTAATACAGATTCGTACAGGGGGATTCGACTTTCCATAGACTCTTGCAACGAGGGCACGTCGTAGGGACGTTGATTCATAATATCAAGCACCTCGTTTTGTGCCCTGTCGCGAAATTCGCGAGTCACAGTTGTTGTAGAAGACGGCTGATATATGGAAGGGATGTCGCCGTCCTCACCTACTCCACCCCCCTGCTGAAAACGCTGGACGATTCCACCGCGAGCCATCTGCATCGGCATCTCAGCCGGCAGCGAGGCAATACCCTCTGGTGCCATGCCCATCATCTCAGGAGGCATGTCCATCATCGGCTGAGCAGCAGGCGGGGGCATCCCCATCATTGCAGGATCCATCGGCGGCATACCGCCCGGTGGTGGCATACCGGTCATGGCGTCCATTGGCAACGCGCCTACATCTGCGCCGCCCATTGGCAACGCTCCGATGCCCTGCTGAGCAAAGATCGGCTGCAGCATTGCCAGCACTTCGTCTGGGGTCTGCTGAGCTGCGTTGTAACCAACGCGATCTGCCAGCTCCTCGCGGCGGGCATCGATTGATCGATAATCACCGCGTAGGTTGTTCATCAAGATCTCAGGCGAGTCGGGGCGCCGGTCAAGGATTCGTGCCATGTCGGCGTCATCACCCTCTTCAACCTGACCTTCTTTCTCGATCTCTTCCATCAGGTCATCGATGTCGTCCAAGAACCCGGACATGATGCCGACGTTTTCGATCTCGTCGTCATCGACCATCTGCATTTTCTCTTTTGCCATCTTATTCACCTTAGAAGAGTCCTGCTGTTTTTCCGGCGGCTGCGGTAGACAAGCCTGCTACGCCAAGACCCACTGCTGTCTGCAGCGGGCTGGCGGACGGAGCGGTTTGCGCTGTCATTGACATCTGCGTAGACGGTGCGCCACGGTAGATGTCGCTCACAAAACCCAATCTCTGATACGGGTCCATGACCTCTTGCATCTGCGTCTGGCGAATCGCATCCAACTGTGCCTGCTCGTTCTGACGCTCAAGCAGCCCTACGCTGCCGAGCATGCCGACATCGGCTGCGCCAAGCTGCTGAGTAGCCTCGCCCATCGCACCCATCTGTGTTCCAAGTGCGCCCATCTGTGCGCCAAGACCGCCGAGTGCCTGAGCCTTGTTAAGATCAATGCCAGCCTGCTGCGCGGTGAGTGCTCCGATTCCCTGACCCAGCTGGCCGTACAGACCCGCTCTCTGCGCGCCGATACCGGCCTGCGATTGAGCAATCTGCGACGGCAATAAGCCGAGCTGCGCCTGCTGTGCACCGAGCTGACCAACCAATTGCGACCCTGATTGCCCGAGCTGCGCCTGCTGCATCGCCTGCTGGCCTTGCAAAGATCCAATGCCCTGCAGCGCCGCTGACTGCTGAAGTGCTTGGCTTTGCTGTGTCTGCTGCAACTGTGCCAGCTGCATCGCAGTGTTGGCATCGTAGCCGGCCTGCTGGAACCGCTGAGCCGCTGCCTGCATTGCCAACTGAGCCTGCTGACCGGTGAGCTGTCCGCTCTGGCCTGCTGCCTGTTGCAGACCCTGCGCCTGTGCTAACTGTCGCTGCTGCTGGGACTCAAATCCCTGCTGAGACGCCTGCTGTGCCTGCATAAAGTTCTGAGCGTAGTCCTGCATAATACGCTGCTGCATTTGATCCTGCACGTTGCGCTCAAACTCAGCGCGCTGCACACCCTCACGGGTGCCGCCGAACGCTCCAGATCCAACTGCCTGAGCCGCCATACCTTGACGGGCAATGTCTGCCTGCCGACGCATTTCAGTCAGACCCTGCTGTGTCACGGCCTGCTGATAGGGGTTCATAAAGGCTTCAGCACTGCGCGGATCGTACCGCTGAGCCGCGCCCAGCAGAGAGCCTACGCCAGCGCCAAGCACGCCAGAGGCCGTGCCAAACTGCTGTGCGGCGATATCAGCCGCCTGCTGAGCGGTCTGCGTCGCACCCGCCGCGCCTTGCATGCCGCTGCCAAGGATACGTGCGCTGGGCGTAAAGTCTGATGGTGTGGCCTGTGTTGCCGCCAACTGCGCTGCCTGAATGCTGCCAGTGGCTGGACGAAGGTCGGCCTGCATGTAACTGCCAGCAAGATCACCTGCGCGGATGACGCGGCCTATGCCGGCACCAACATCCTGTACACCGGAGCCTGCAAGACGCTCATAGTCGGCCATCGGAGCAAGGGTGTTGATGCCGTAGCCGAGCACATCCTGCGCCTTTTGGAACATAGGAGCCGTCTGGATAGCACCAGCCGCCAGAGCGCCGCGCTGGGCGAGATCCATACCCTGCGTGATGGCCTGCGATCCGCCTTGGATAAACGGCTCAAAGGAACCGATACCCTGACGCGCCAGATCCATCGCCTGCTGTTCGCCGATGGAGAGCCCTGCTGCTTCGATGGCCGGCATGTACATAGGTTGACCATACAGACGATTTGCTTCGTCCATAAGGTCTAGTTTTCGCTGTTCAATACCCGGCGCTTCTCGTTGGTACTGGGTTACATAGGATGTATCAGCCATTTTTGCGACCCTCCAACTTTCTCATTAGGGCGTACATTTTTTTCGCTCCTGCTCGTCGAGAGCCGTTGCCCATGCCGCGAACGGCTTTGGCAGTAAACACGAATTCGCCATCGGACAGCATCGCGGGGATGTCGTCAGAGGTGCCGGTGCCGGGACCGTTAATTGGACCCGTTTTACGCGGAAACTCCTTGTCCATGCTGCCGCCCTTGGCACGACCTTGTGGTTGAGCAGGAGGCGTGAAGCTGTACGGATTGAACAGATTGCTAAATGCCGTTGTGTTGACGCCGCCATACCTTAGCCTGTCCTCTTCTTTTTGCAGAGGGATACCTGACATAAAGTCCTCAAAGCCCTCGGGTGGAGCGGTCTCCTCTTCCTCGAATCCGCCACCCAGTGCCATGATGCCGAGGCCGGTTGCGGCGAGGGGGGCGAACTGGCGAATCATACCGGGCATAGCTGCGTCGTAAGCTTTTTGAGCAAGCGTCTCAGATCCCGTTCGAGCGAGAGTATCTGTGAATGCTTTTTCTGCAGCTTCTTTCCCAGCAGCCTCAATCCGACCCGGTAGTATTCGATCAAGACCTTTTTGAACAAGGCTTCGTGGTGCATCGGGTAGTGTAGGTGTAGGTGTCGGTCGCAACGTGGCCGCTTGTTTCGGGTCAAAACCAGTCCGCATCAACGGCGTACCAGCCGAGGCTCCCGTCTGTCCAGCAGCCGCAATAGTGCTGGCAGAAGGCTGTATTGGCGCTTGGATTGCACGGTCAAATTGAGCCTGAGTGAGCGGTGTAACACCGTCCCCCTGAAAGCCTACAGTCTTAAAAGGGGCAACTTGCGCAGAGAACGGGGCTGCATTTGGACCCATGTCTACTGCAAGCCCTTCAATTCCCATCGGTGTACGGGCAATCGGGGCAGCCTGCTCACCAAGACCAAAGGTGCGAACGCCAGTGTCTGCAGCAGGGGTTGTGCCGATGTTAGGTAGCTTAGCTGTTTCCGCCGCTGCAGCAGCAGGCGTGCTCATGCGATTCATAACACCCTTAGAAACACCCGCAGTTATGCCGCCGATCGCACCCGCCTTCAGAGAGTCCTTCAGGTTGCCA